CTTTTTGCCATTAAAAGTTCTTATACAGGTCCAGAACACGCTTAATATGGTCAGGAAACGCTACGTTGTTTCTCTGACTTGAAGAAGCACTATTTTGGATGCTTGCACCTGCTATAGTCTGGCGAGCTTTGTGCTCGTCTTTCATATAGTAAGTAATCAAATCAATAACTGCTAATTGTAAATCTGCGGGACACTCTGCGTATCCGGCTTTATAAGTAACTTTTACGCTTGCAGGGCCTGTAGGCCACAACTTCTTTCCACCAGAAGTAGTTACTCTGTAAATACTGTCTGTACTTGAATCTACGTAGTACTCAGTAGCAGGAACAGTAGTATAGCTTGAAGAAAAATCAGTTCTCTCCTCTACAGATACTATTGACACTACCGGGGCTTCTGTTAATTGAACAAGATTAGTTCCCCAATTAACACTGAATTCTTCTATTTTATTAGTAGCGTAGAAATCTACTATGCTGTTTCCACAGTAAGTTTTTACTAATGCACTCACAGCGGCAATCAAAGAATTGATGCGAGCATCTTCCTTTGTACTTTGGATATTCTCCGAAGTTTTGTATTCGTCTATTGTAATCAAATTTGCCATTTATAAGTCCATTAGTAAAAACTTAGGGGAGATAAACTCCCCCTCGTTTTTATACCTTTTAAGTATTAGCTATCAGTACGAATCAGTTTAACAACAGATACATCGGTAGTACCGTTGTTGGCACGTAGCTGGTTGAAGCCAAGAGACTGGCTAGCAACGATTACGTTACGCTGGTTCATTACTTCGTAGTCCTGCTCTACAGATACACCGCGGAGACGTGGGATTACGTGGTTACGTACGTTAACACAGTAGCCTACAGAAGCAGTGTTAGCTTCAGTTTCTAACTGGTCAGATACGATTACTGGAGTGCCATAAATAGCACCAACAGTACCGGTAATCTTAGTAGCGATGTCAGAACCTACGTCAGTGATGTCAGCAAAAGCAGCATCAGACAATAGGTCATAGTAGCGAGCCTGAGATACAACATAGACAAGATCAGAAGGATCCATACCATATTTACCCATTAGCTTACGGCCAGCTAAGAACTCAGCAGCGGTTACGCTAGTGTCGGCAGCGCCAGTAGAGTTAAGAACAGCAACGCTGTTAGTACCAGCAAGAGCTTCAAGACCGTCAAAGCCTTCATCGCCACCAGAAGTACCATTGATGATTGCATTGTCTACAGCACGAGCGTGAGCACGAGCAACAGAGTCAATCAACATAGGCATCAAGTTAACAAGTACTTCTTCATCAACATTGTTGTCCATGAAAGTAGTAGAAACCAGACGGTTAGCTTTCAGAATTACCTGAGCAGCGTTATACTGGTTACCAGTTACCTGAGGACGGTTAGTCAAGTTACCTGCGGCGGCAGTGTTAGCGCCCCAAGCTGCTGGAAGTGCATCAGTTTGGATTGGCAATACTTGAGTCTGAGAGTTAATAGTAATCTCACGGAAAGCTTGAGCAAGCTTAAGCTCTTGCATGATTTCTTTCTCGATTTGAGTAGAAACGCCTTGAGCGATATCACCAGCATTAGCTGCATAGTTTACGCCAGCTTTCTCAAACAAGTCTTTAGAGTAGTCAGTGTCCCAACCTTTACCAGTCATTACACCTAGCATATGGCCAGTCATGAACTCTTTACCGAACTTGCTCAGATCGCCTTGTGAGCGGTCAGAGAAAGACTTCTTGCTGTTCTGCATAGCAGCAATTTCAGCTGATTTTTCTTCGAGGTCTTTGCCATACTTAGCAATAACTTCTTCAAACTTAGCGTCTTTTTCGTTAAGCTGCTTTTGTACATCAGCCATAAGAGCTTCAACGCCAGTTTCTACACCCGCTTTAACGCGGATTGATTCGGCTTCTAGAGCCTGAGCTTTTTCAACTTCTGCTTCGGCTGCTGCCTTTGCTTCTGCTTCTTCAGCTGCTTTTTGCTCGGCTTGCTTCATAGCAATCTTAGCAGCTGTGTCTTCAGCTACCTTCTTTGCAAAAGCTTCCAAGTCGATGTTTTGATTATCCATCTTGATCTCCTGATCTGCGGATTGAATATCCGCGCTTTGAGGTGTGTCACTAGCTATTCCCGAAGTAATAACTTCATCCTTAGCCAGAGACTGACCTGCTAGATCTACACGATTTGTGAAAGTTTTTTTGAATTCTTCGTACTCAGCATCTGAGTCAAAAGACTTCGCGAGCGAAAAAGTAGCTGACTGATTGCAGGGTACAGATACAACTGATACCTCGAATAATTCAGCGTCCTTAATCATTAGTCCGTCGGTTTCCTTAATATAATCAGCATCCTTGACTCGGAAACCTACGGAAAAGGCCCCAAGAACACCGTCTTTAACTAGTTGAGCAACATTAGCAGGCGCCGCCTTACTAATCTTACATTCCAGCTCCAAGCCATCTGGTCCAGACTTCAGACCGGTAGCTCGACCAATTGGTTTATCATAGTCATGATTAAACAGGATAATTGGATTTTTTTCAAAGTTCTTTAGTCCACCTTTCTGCCAGGCTTCTGCTGAAATGGAATCACCCGCGCGATCAAAGTCAGCCGTGCTTGCCATCCCACGAATCATTACAGAGCCATCATCCTCTGCATGAGTCTTGAAAGTAGACGTAAGATTAAAGATCTTATTCATATCTTAATCCTTTTTTACTGCTGGTTTAACAGCAGGCTTGACCGCGGCCTTTGGAGCTGGCTTTGGTGCTTTAGGTGTAACTCGTTTAGGCTCGGCTTTCGGCATTGGCTTCGGCTCGGGCTTAGGCTCTGGCTTAACAAACAGCTCAGGGTGCCGGATCTTAAGAGCATGGGTAATATACTTCCATGCCTTAAAACTTCTTTTAACTGATCTAACACATAAAGCCTCTCTAGGGCCTACTATTGCTAGGTAGTTTTTATATTCAATATCCGCAGGTAGCCCGAAATCTTCAAACTGCTTTCTTGCTATCTCTAATACTTGTGCTTTTTGGCGAACTGCCATTTATTCTTCTCCTTCTTCTGTGGGGCGACCACCCTCATCTGGGTTAGCTGCAGAACCTGCAATATTAGCCGGAACTCTAATGTCTTCTGTTCCTTCTATAGTTTCGAAGCCTAAACGATCTCTAGCTTCTGCAGGAGTAATAATACCACCGTTTACTAGTGATGTGTAATACGCAGATGAATCTCGTAATTCAGGTTGTAAAGCGGGAATATTGGTAATGTCCTCACTTAACTCAAAACCAAAATATCTTTCGAGTCCATAATTAATTTTTCGAACTATAGGAAGTATAGTCTCCAAATAATATAGTCGCATATTTGGGCGAATGTTAGCGTTGTTACCAGAATCCATCAAAATTGGAGGGATTCCGAGCGCCTTTAAAATTATCTTTTCATTTTCTGAAATTGCAGATTGAAAATCCAATTCTTTAAAATTTACATTTGAGATCTTATCGACCTCGATTCCGCCATCTAAGATAAGTGGTCGTTTTCCGCCCGCATCTGGACGGTATCTTTCTTGCCAAGAAACCATCATTCGTTCTTTGATTTTCTCAGAAAGTGTATTTGGTGATTTAAGTACTAGACCTGGAACTGCTCCGTTCTTGAAAAAGTTATCCTGAAAATCTCTCATTCTCTTCATCAAAATCATAGTGCGTAACGCTGGCTTTAAACGAGGAACTCCACGATAGATAGAGTGAAAAGAGTTTTCTTTGATATGAATAATCTCATCAGGACTAAAAGTAGTATCAAACATTGTGAACTTTTCAATATAAGTTTCTTTGTCTGAATGTATCTTTACATCTGTAGCAGGTAAGTGATAGATGTGTGCTCCATCGAAGTACATGAAGATGTTTCCATCAAGTAAAAAATCAGTAATAAGATTACGCTTAAAAGTATTAATATCTTGATAAGGATTAGGAGACTTATTAAGAAGAGTCTCTACCTTAGAAGCTTTAACTCCTGGAATTACACCCCTAAAAGCATTGTCTCGGGAAACTAAAGTATGAATCTCTGCTACGTCATCAACGATCATATTTACGCCGCGATTAACGATTTCTAGATCTTCATAGGCTCTCTCGTAACTTAGGGTTGACTCTCTTGAAGATTCTGTTTTACCTCCGCCAATATTATATTGAGCAGGATTCAGTTTCTCCTCGACAGGTTTGTTACCAAATAAGTTGTTATACCATGCCATTATGTTTTTCTCTTTGAATCTCTACCCACCGCATCTGCTTTTTAGCAGTTCCCAGCCCAGGGTCTTTACCGTAAATTGAGTGAAGTTTTAAATGGTGAGTATGACACAGCGTAACTGTGTGGTCGTATAACTCAGCATGATGTTCTTCTATAAAGTCATCCCGAAGTGATTGAATGTACTCAGGATTGTGTTTGTTCTTTGTCAACCATTGATTCAACAAAGGAGTTAAACTGTAAAAGTGGTGAAAGTCTAACTGCTCTGTCTCACCGCAAATCTCGCAAGAGGAACCCTTTTCATACTTAGACTTTGCCTTATCTCGTACATATTTTACTACATCGCGTTTTAGCTTAGGCATTTTCCTTTGGTTCCTCGATTTTTCATTTAAAGAATTATATCGGCTTTAGGATGACTTGTCAATAACTATTTTTGAGTAGGTATCGCTAGAAGGATACCTGCGCGGTTTGAAATGAGTAAAGTGCGTAGCGCATACCATCTGCCATGTGCGAAGCCATGTTGTGCTTCGGTTTTTCCTTCATTAGATTTGGGTTAGGATCCCACTGATACGCGTCAAGGCAAGTCAGTGATTGTTTACATTCTTGGTCGACATAGAGTTTGTCATTATCAATAATTGCAGATACATGTCCAATGCCGTCAAGTACAGACTTTTTAGCGTTAATAGTACTAATATCATAGTTCTGTGCCAGGTCAAACCGAGTCTGCTGTGCTGCAGAGTCAATATAGATATAGTCAATATCCCATTTTTCAATTAATTTTTGTATTTCTACTGCGTGCTGCTCAGTAGTACGTTCATGGTTCATGTACTCGTCTACTAAGTAGTATTTATCATTATCCCAATCATAAGCGATTACACACAGTGCTGTTGGATCTTTAAAACCTACGTCCAACCCCGCAAAGACGTCCATATTACTAGTATCAAACTGAGATAGATCTTTTACCTGTGTCTCGAAGTTGAACTTCCAGATCTGCCCTTCATAAGTATTAAAGTCAGCTTCGTACTCCTGCTTAAACTCTGCTTCAGACATCGACTTTCGTGCCTCTGAAATATCGCTTTCGCTCATTCGAGGGTTATCTCGATAGGTTGCTCGTATGCTACACCATTCTGGGAAGTCTTCCGAGAATCCTCTGTAAAAGAACTCAGAAAACCAGTTGTTTCTGCCTCGAGGTGTTGAGATAAAGATTGCTTTAGAATTTGGTTTGTCTAGGGTAGGACGAAGTGCAACGTTGAAGGCGTCCTTGCCGTCAGCGAGTGCGGCCTCATCAAAGATGATAAGGTCATAAGATCTACCTACACAAGAATCGACCTGATTAACAGAACCCATTCTTACAGTAGACCCGTTAGAGATTTCAATAACTTTATCCTTGGCGTTATCTTTTGTAACCTCTAAATCAAAATGCTTAATTAGATTTCTCTGTAGATCAAAAGAGATCTGAGACAAAGAGTAGTTGGGAGACATTATTAGAATATTAGAGCCAGGAACCAAAGACACGAGCTGTCCAATGATATTGGCTATGTACGTTTTTCCCTGCCGCCGAGAGACAGCGGCAGAAATAAAACGATACTTTGGGTCGTTAACCGCATTGATAATTGCTATCTGCGAGGGTAACGGAGTGACATTCAATAGCTCCATATATGGAGCTATTGGAAGCTTAAGAAATCTTGCCTCAGATCCTAATTCAACTATTTCATCAGAGATAATATCTCTGCGACTTACTTCTACTGCCATATTAATCTTCTTTTTTAACTAGTGTCCAGATACCGTAGCCTAAGCCTACCCATGCTAGTAGTTTTGCTAAACCACCGAAAAGTATAACCGAACCACAGACTGCTATTAACATTGCACCATCCCAAGATGTGCGTTCTTTCATTGCTGCTTTAATCCATTTCACACTGAGTACCTCTCTTTTTATGACCATTCCAGGCTACGAATCCTGCTAGACGCAGTGACCAGTATGCTAGATAGTTAAGAACTCGGAAACCATTTACTTCAATACAAATGTCACGAAACAAACCGTCCATGTATTTCTGATTGTGATAACCGATTGTACTTCCATCTTTCTTCATAAGAGTGGCAAATTTATAACCGTAGTCATGAACTAAACCTCCCATGAGTAGTACTCCTACTGGCGATAAGAAAGTTGCGAGAAACTTAGGAACAGATGCTCCATCAAACTCAAACCCCGCAGGTATCTTGTAGTCTTCACCGTTTAGGGTGTAGTTAAAATCTTGCTCAATTTTCCATTTACGTGTACCCATTAGCCATAATAGGATACCTTTCCAAAAACCTTTATCTTTTGTTTTGATCGGTAAAGGTGA